TAAAATAGAAGATTGCAATAGTTCATATTGCCATATTATTACACCTTTCTTAAGACAAGATAACGATAATATTGAGCTATTTGTTGAGAAATCGAATGAGCACTTGGTTTTAACTGACGATGGGACTACTTTTGAGTATCTCTTTCTAAGGGGTATTGATTTAAATACCCCGACTAGACAGCAATATATTAATTCAATTTCCCAGCGAACCGGCGTGATTTTTAATGGTTATGAGATACAAATGCAGGGTATTAGTGAAAAAGACTTAGGGCCACGCTTTAATGATTTTATTAACGCCATTGTTTCAGTAAACAACCTAATATATACTGTAAGTGAAAGGGAAAAAACTACATTTAAAGATGATGTTAGGAATTTTCTATACAAGAAGGATATTGCATATACAAATATGTCTATAGCAGGCTATTCAAAGGAATATAAATTTGATATTGTTGTGCTGAGACATAAACCAATAATACTTGAGCCAATTTCTGCGACATCTTCTACTTATGCGATGAATCTTGCACAGAAGATAGCATTTCAGTGGAACGATATAAGAAAAAATAATTTTGATTTTAAAGGAGTTTCGCTTATTAATGACAGAGAAGATGTATGGGCTCCTGATACAATAAGTATTTTACAGAATTATTCTGACGAAACAGTTTCCTGGAGTGAGAGAGAAAGACTAGTTGATATTTTGGCGGCTTAATACTCAACCCGGCTAACAACCGGGCTTTTTATTTTATCCCAGCCAGAAACCATCTTGTGTTATCCTTATAAAACCACAGGTCGCATTCCCGGGATATCAATATGTTGAAAAATGTTGGTAACTTGTGTATAATGTGGATAAAAAGTATATAGGAGGTTTACCTATGAAAAAATTCGTGTCTGGATTGCTTACAGGTATAATAATTGCGTCTGCATTTACAGCAATGGCTGCTACTGGTATTAAGGAAGCATATTTTAACGATGTTATAAAGCTTGTCGTTGATGGTAAAGTAATAGACACAGAGATAGTAACTGTAACGTCAGAAGGGCAGGTAAATGGTAAAAACTATGTGTCAGCTAGGGACTTGGCAGAAGCTCTAGGGGCAACTGTTACATGGGATGGTGCAAAGAAAGAGATACAAATTTCTACAAGAACTAATACAGAAGTAGATTATTCAGGTTGGGTACCTTATAGTACATCTAATTTAGAACTATTAATAGATAATATTAAAAAGGGATATGTTGTTTATTATAACGGTCAATATTTAGCTTCTCCAGAATATGTTGAAATGATATCAAATGAAGAAGTTGTATATGAAAATGATGTGTCTAATGATAGTAGTAATAATAGAAGTCTTTTAACTCCTGATGCTGAATATAAAATAGTTGATGATTAATTTTCAACAAAGTATATTGTTAATAACAATTTAGCCCCTGAAGCACGCTGGAAGCTAAAATTGTAAATGCCCGGCTTATCCGGGCTTATTTATATTCTATTTTTATATAATTTTATTCTGCTTATAATATTGATGTGAAGTTAATGGGACTTATTGGGACTGTGGAAAAAAATTAAACCCTGAAACACGTTAATATTAACGGTTCCAAGGTTGTTAACAGCATCCATGGTAAGGATGAGGTCACCAGTTCGATCCTGGTTGAGGGCTCCAAAGTGAAAGTCCTCTAAGTGCTTTATTATAAGGCGTTTGGAGGATTTTTTGTTTGTGTTTTTAAAAGTACAATTCTGGTTTTTTAGGTCATTTTATACTGATTTCTTTAATTATAATGGGACTTAGTGGGACTAGACTCTTTCACCTAACCAATCTAGAAACTTAACTCTTGATATAATATGCTTACTTCCAATTCTTTCAGATGGGAAACCCTTGCAATTAAAAAATCTATATATTTGATTAATCTGATTATCCGATAAGCCAAGCGCCATTTGGACATTTTTAGGTGTAAGTATTCTCAGAAAGTTACTGTTATCCATAATTAATTTTCTCCTTTCTGAATTATTTTGCTTCTTTTAGTTTTACTATATTATCTTTTTTCTTTTTATTCTTTTCTGGAAGATTTTTAGGAATGTCTGCATTTAGAACCTGAACAGAATCATCTACTATGTTATCAATAAAGTGTACGTAAATATTGTATGTTGTGGAAACATCTTTGTGTCCGAGCAGCTTACTTATAACTTTGATATCTACACCCTCCTTAAACAGCTTAGATGCAAAAGTATGCCTCATAGTATGCAGATTTACCCAATCACATCCTATTCTTTTCCCAGCAGCTTTGAATTGACGAAGTACATTCCTTGGAGTTAGTCTAGTACCGTTTAATGTTTGGAATAAAGGGTCAGATTCGCCATTGTTCTTTTGCTTTAGCATATATTCCTGCATTAGTTTAATAATATTTTTAGGAACAGGTATTGTTCTTTTACTTGATTGTGTTTTTGTTGTGTTTTGCACTTTGTTTTTAGCGTCTTTGTTGTAAGTCTTTGCTACCCTCACCTTGTTTCCCTTAATGATTAAATCAGAACGATTTAGAGCTATAGCTTCTCCTGGACGCAGGCCTGTATTTAACATGAAAAGAGCAAACATGTAATAGTGACTTCTCGCAGCCATGTCCTCCAAAAACATTTTTTCTTGCTCTTCCGTCAAAGCCCTTATATCACCCTCATCTTCTGTATCGGTTTTTGGAATAATCGCTTTGCGGGCGAAATTCTTAAGTATTTTTTTTGTTTCTTCGGCGTGTTCCAATGCTCCATTTATAAGAGTATGTGTTATTTTTATGGTAGCTTCAGATTTTCCTTGTTTTTTTAAGTCATTGTAATATTTTTGGATGAGCTCTAAGTTTAAATCTTTTAACATAACATTTGCTATTGTCGATTTTTCTAATCTCTTCAAGGAACCCTCATATTTTAACTTGGTGTTGCTTCTTGTCAGAGAAGGTTCTTTGTATAATTCGTACCATTCCTTACAATATGCGTAAAGAGACTTTTCTGACGGGTCGACATATGTCCCTTTTCCAATAGCAGCTAAATCATCTCGCATTTGTGCCAGAGCATCACTCTTCTTTTTAGCGTAAATATTTTTTATTATAGGTTTGCCATTTTCATCTACACCGACTGAATATCTGCATTCATACTTCTGTATTCTTTCAATGAATCGAATTGATCCCTCCCCTCTTCCGCGCCTTGGCTTTTTATTTTTTTGCTTTTCATCTGCTTTCTGTGACATGGAACATCTCCTTTCGCGATTTATATAAAAACATATAACAAACACATGTTCTTATTGAATTAAAAAAAATTAACCGTATTCCTTACTTTATACTCAACTAATGATTCGCTCACTTTAAGCTCACTTGCTATTTGACTTATACTATATCCAGTGCCATAGTATTTTTTTAAATCTGCGTCAGATATCAACAATTCAGCCGCAAACAAATTAGCTTCGAGTTCAAATCTATTCACGGAGAAGAAAGTTGATTGCCTTAAAAATGGAGTATTAGCATCTGGATGAAGTATGGCATGTCCTAGTTCATGGCAGCCTGTAAAGAGTTTATTAAACCTATCTAGTTTGCTATTTATATGGATAAATCTTTGCCTGACATATTTATTGTAGTATCCATTTATATCACCAAGAGGTTCAAATATAACTATTATATTTTCGGCCTCAGCAATTTCAAATGGGTTGCTTGTTTTATGTTTTTTAGTTAACTTTTTAACTTTTGATTTAATAGTATAACGCACAAAGGATCCTCCTAGCAAAAATCATTTTTTATATTTATTAGGAGTGTATTTTTTAGCGATTTGTTTAGCAAGTCTCATAGAGTTTTCAAGGCTTATTCTCAATAGCTCTCTTGTTTCATCATCGATGGGTTCACCATCAAACATCAGTCCTTCCTGAGAGTTCTCTAATCGATCCAAGGCTGCGTTTAAATCTTTAGATATATCTTTGTTGTCTTTTTCTGATAATTCCCTGCCTAGGAGGTAATCAGTTGTTACATTGAAATAGTCTGCTACTTTTGCCAGCCTATCTCCAGAAGGTATAGCTTTAGACCACTTTCTAATACTTCCATTTGCAAGCCCTGTCTCTTGTTCAAGCCTAGCTATAGAAATGCCATGCTCACCACATAATTCTTTTATCCTGCTTAGTAAATCCATAATATAGACTCCAATCTAAAATAATTTTAAAAACATATTGACTTATTAGACTACAGTCTATATAATATAGATGTAGCTAAATAAATCGACAAAAAACTAAATCTAATGCAACAAATATAACAAGATCATAATCCGTTCCCCAACGAGATTTATTTGTTATATGTGTATGCTTATATAATAGTCTATAGTCTAATTTTTGTCAATAAATTTAGCTTAAAAATATATACATTTTTAATACTTGCACCTTGACAATTAAATAGCGCATCGCTGGGAGGGGCAGAACCCGGGAAGTGGCATGAATGTAAAAAGAAAGGAGGATTAATAATTTAATGACTACTTTTGAAAAGGAAGTAAGGAAGGCTCTAATTGATAAGGAAATGAGCATTACTGAACTGGCACAGCAGCTTGGTATAACTGCAGCGTATCTCTATGACATACTAAAAGGAAACAGAACAGGTAAAAAGCAAAAAAAGAAGATAGTTCAAATATTAGGTATAAATGAGGGGTGAAGACAAAAGTGAATGCGGAAAACCTTCCAAAAATTTTAACTCCTAAGGATGTGCAAGAAATATTGGGGTGGCAAAAAGACCAGGTTTACAACCTCTTCAGAAGCAAAAGCTTTCCATCTGAAAGAATAGGTAGCAAACATATCATTCCTAAAGCTAGGTTCTTAAGGTGGCTGGGGGAGAAAGAAGAAGTGTAATAGAAAGGAGGTCGAACATGCCAAGTATTGCAGCAAACAAAAAAGATTTATACTTGAATGCATTTATACATGTAATAGAAAATTGGCTTGACAATCCTGAGCAAGAATACAAGCCAGTTTTCAAGAAATTAATTGTGTATGGGGTCAAGTATATTAACGCTCATGAACCACAGAATTACACCATGGAAAACGTTGAAAACAAGTTTGAGTTTGCAGATACAATAATGTCAATGATGGCAGACTTAACACCAAAAGAATTTATGAACCTGTTCCCGGTGACAAAAGAATACAACGGGCATAAATGGGGAATCAAAGATTATTTTTCCACAATGGAATACATTAGAGAATTAAATCCTGATGAACCTATTGGAGAAGAAATAGACGATTTTCTCTGGGATTATATGAACCATGAAATAAATGTTTTCCTTGTGAATTTGTTATGCTTTGCAAGCGATTTACGACGGTTTGACACAGGAAAGGGGATACTGGAAGAATTTTGCGAACAAAACGGGATTCCGACATACACGCTACACAAGGACAGCGCAGGCAAAGAATATCTTATTGACAACCAAACGGGTAAGATAACGAGAGTAAGGAAAGCAAGGCCGAGATATTTGAAAGTTGTAAAAGGGGTGACAGGATGAACGAACTTACAGTAATCAATCATAACGGTCAATTCGTAGTTGACAGCAGAGAAGTAGCGAGAATGATAGAAGTTAGACATTCGGATTTACTTGAAAAAATTCAAGGATACGTTAAAACCCTTGATACAAACGAAAACGGAAATTTCCGTTCTCTAGATTTCTTTATACCTAGTACATACACCGTAGAAGGTAATACTAAAGTTTACCCCTGTTATCTTCTCACCCGAAAAGGTTGTGACATGGTGGCAAATAAGATGACCGGAGAAAAGGGAGTACTGTTCACTGCGGCATATGTAACAAAGTTCGAGGAAATGGAACGCACTATCAAGGGTGGTAAATCCCTTTCCGAAGTTAAACAAAAAGAAATCGAAGCACGTTATAACAATTCACTTGCACGTAGAGCAAATGTATTGTTGAAAATCGCCAATAGTCCAGAAATCAACCCACGATATAGACAAATCCTACAAGCACAAGCATCGGCGATCGTTGCAGGAAAGCCACTACTGCCACTGCCGGAAGTCGAGGAAAAGACATACTCAGCGGAAGATATAGGGAAGATACTCGGCATATCAGCAAATATGGTCGGCAGGCTAGCAAAGCGGCACAACCTGAAAACAGAGAAGTACGGCAAATGGTATCATGACAAATCACTATATTCAGCAAAGGAAGTAGAGAGTTTTAGATATTACGAAAGTGTAATACCGGAATTAGAGAAAGCATTAGGACTGTAAGACCTAATGGCAACAGTCACAAATACCCCACACCCGACAAACAACCTATGCGCTAACGACAACCCGGCCGGAGCTGGCTAAATAAAAAATTAAGGAGTGTAAGTCATGTTTATCCAGGGCCAAGACAAAAACATCATCTTTACACTCACAGACAAAGGTTTGTTAAAAGGCACAGTATACACAGAAGATGTCTATATCAACGGCAAATTTTACGGCACCAACGTCTACGGCAAAAACCTGTTTAAAGCTTATCTCTTAGGCACATACGAGGAAGACGAAGCGGAACAGGTTGTATCAGAAATCTACACGCTTTTGAAAGCCAGGGCTAAGTTTTACTCTATGCCAAATCCATCACTTGACCTTGAAGACCTGGGGGTGGAGATATGAACGACTGTCCGATGTGGGATGAATACAATAACAGCTGCATGTGGGAGAGACTTGAGAAGATATTTCAATATCCGTGGGAAGATGGGATATCAGAAACCGAGATTGAAGCTTGTTTTGAAGAAATGCCGTAGGGGGTGAAGGTATGAAATGGTTAATTGATATGTGTCGTGAGTCTGAGGCGTTTGCGTGGACTATGGCAGTTATCGGCATAGGATTGATGTTGTTAATAGCGTTTGCGTAAAGAAAGGAGGTCACAATATGGACTGTCCATATTTTCGGTATCATGGCAACTGCTGGATAAAGTGTCAACGCGGCTACTCGGTGAGATACAGATTATTTGCCAGACAAGATAAATTTGATAAGCATACCGGGCGGTATTGCAACAATAAATATACTGCCTGCAGGAATTATGAAAAACTCGAAAATGATTGGTGAAAGGAGAAAATATCATGAAAAGCACAGGAATCGTAAGGCCCTTAGACGAGCTAGGGAGGATTGTAATACCGAAGGAAATCTGTAGAACGCATGGTTTGGAAGCAAGGACGCCTATGGAGATATACATCGAAGGCGAGAACATTATCTTAAGGAAGTACAACCCTGGCTGCATTATTTGTGGCAGCATGGATGGATTGTTTGAGTTTGGCAAAGTGAGGTTCTGCCACAAGCATAAGGAAATGATTAAGGAGGCACTTAACGATGGCAAGTAACACGCAAATTTTCATTTTTCTTGTGCTTGGCTGGGCACTTTGTATATCTCTAGGTTGGCAAATGCGAGGAAATTGGGAGCAGGCGAGGGCGTCAAGCGAAGATGAAGATGAAGCATAAAGAAAGCCCCATACAGAGGGGCAGAAATAAATAAAACCCACCTTCAGTATATCAGATTTTGTAGGGAGGTCAATATGATTACCTACAAAATTGAAGATATTTGGGACATTTCTATAGACACTACCACACGCGAAACAAAAATAGACATCAAAGACATCCGCGGATCCACAGCGAGAATTGAAATGAGCAGGGATGATGCGGAATTGCTTACTGAAAGGTTGCATGAAGTTTTAAAAAGAATATGAAGGAGGTTAATATAAATGGAAAATAGAGTTTTATATGAAGTTTTAGAACCTGAAATAGAAGAAAATAGTGAATTCATAATCGACAACGATAGTAAAGCAGAATGGGCTTTGTCAGTAATTAAAGCTGAAAAAGCAGATAGAGACAGACTTGTCGCTGTGTGCGAGCAGAAGATCCAAGAATACCAGGAGAAAATTGAACATTTCAAAAAACAATACGAAAACAGGACATCATACCTCATATCTTGTTTGAATCAATACTTCCAGACTGTTGAACATAAAAAGACGAAAACGCAGGAAACATATCAGTTGCCAAGTGGCAAACTTAAACTTAAATATCCGGGCCCGGAATTTGTAAAGGACGATGAGAAGCTGGTCACTTTTCTGGAACAAAACGGGTACGAGGAATTTATTCAATTAAAAAAATCGCCTAAGTGGGGTGTTCTTAAGAAAAAAGTTGTTATTTCCGGTGAAAATGTTGTTACTCAAGATGGTTTAGTGGTTGAAGGTGTAAAAGCAATTGAAAGGCCACCAGTGTTTGAAGTGGAGGTAGACTAATGAAGCAGCTTGACATTTCACACGAAGCAAAAGCTATGCCAGATCTGTATATACCTCCATACAAGTTAGCTCAAATGATGGAGATAGCAACAAAAGCTTTAAAGCTCATTACATCAAATTCAACTTTTACCTTTGGTTATTATGATTGCAGAAAAATTATCAACATAATGCTGTTGTCAATTGATGAGGTATTTCCGGAGGAAGCACAAAAGAACGCTATAGACCTGGCACTCAAAGAATCGGAGGTGGAGTAGATGGGGATACCGGTGTTAATTCTTGGTGAATCTGGTTCAGGCAAAACATCATCCCTGAGAAATTTTGAACCTGATGAAGTTGGTATTTTCAACGTAGCCAGCAAACCGCTTCCATTTAGGAAAAAGCTACCGAAGGTAGATGGGGCAACTTATTCAACGATAATAAAAGCTTTGTCTCAACCAAAGCTCAAGAGATATGTCATAGATGACAGTCAGTATCTTTTAGCATTTGAACTGTTCGACAAAGCTAAAGAATTAGGATACAAAAAATTCACCGACATGGCTCTAAACTTCAGGAACTTAATAGACTTTATCATCAGGCAAACACCATCGGATTTAATAGTATACTTCCTGCATCATATAGAGAAAACCGATGATGGACGAATAAAAGCCAAGACAGTTGGTAAAATGCTTGATAATCATTTAACAGTAGAAGGCCTCTTTTCAATCGTCTTGCTGTGTGTAACAGATGGCATTAACCATAAGTTTATTACTCAATCAGATGGCACGACAACAGCAAAATCACCTATGGACATGTTTCCAAAAGAAATTGATAACGACCTGAAATTTGTTGACAAAACAATCAGAGATTATTGGGAGCTAGGAGGTAACGAATAATGAAGAAATATGATGGATACGATCAAGCAGAAGCCTTTACAGGCGAATATGAAAAGCTGGAACCAGGAGGATATGTTTGCAAAATTCTGCAAGTCAAAGCTGAGGACAGAGACTATGGAACGCTCTTGCGTATAGCTTTCGACATCGTAGAAGGTGAATACGAAGGATACTACAGAAGACAGTTTGAGCGAAAGAAGCAAAGAGACTCAGAGGCAAAATGGCCGGGTATGTATTATCAGACAGTAAGACAGGATGATTTAAGGTACTTCAAGGGGTTTATGACATCGATTGAAGCTTCTAATCCCGGTTTTAAATGGGACTGGGATGAAAAAAAGCTTTCTGGTAAATTATTCGGAGGTGTATTCGGCGAAGAAGAATTTGAAGGACAAGACGGAGAAATTCATACAACCGTTAAATGTCGATTTGTAAGAAGTGTTGACGCAATAAGGTCGGGAAAGTTTAAAATTCCTGAAATCAAAAAATTAGAAAAGAAAGACAATAGTACTTGGATCCCGGCGGAAAACGACGATGAACTCCCGTTTTGATTTAATTAAGCAGCGCGTCTCTATTACTGACGCTTGCAGGATGTATGGAATCAAACTAAATAGGACTAAAAAGGCGCGCTGCCCTTTTCACTCTGAAAAAGAAGGATCTTTTTCAGTAAAGAATGATATGTGGCATTGTTTTGGATGTGGGGCTGGCGGAGATGTTATCACTTTAGTACAAAAACTATTTAACCTTACACCATACGAAGCACTTGAAAAACTCAATTACGACTTTCATGCCGGATTAGACATGGAACATAAACCAGAGCGGCAGGAAATAATAAGATACCGGCAAGACCAGAAACTAAAAGAACAGTTCGACAGATGGGTTAAAAACACTTTTGATGTTTTATCGACGTATTTCCGGGAATTACATTTCGCCAGTCAAAACCCAGATCATCCACTATTTTATGAAGCACTACAACAAATATCTAAAATTGATTATTTTCTTGAGTGCTTAGAAGAGAATCCACTGGAATTTTACAAAGTATACAAGGGGGCGGTGAAAGATATTGAACGCAGACGAATTGAGAGAAGCAGGCTTCAGGCCATTTGAAATAGATGAATTAGACAGAACAACTATTTTACAAAGAGACATTTTTGATTACCTCTTTACGATATTGGACCACATGGAGCACACTGCCTTACTTGTTAAGTTGAGAGAAAAAGCAAGGGAACTCGGAGTAGCACGTGATTTTGACACTATGTATAAGGCAGCACAGGCCAGCTTTATACAGCAAAACAAACAAGCAGGAAGTAATGTTATAAAGTTCACTGATTGCCCTCTTCCAGGACTTAAATGTGGCAAATGGGAGTGTACCGACTTTGGTGTGACAAAGCAAACATTAAGCAATGGGTTGATGCCAATAAAAGTGACTGCTTGTTCTCATCCAATATTACCAGTAGAGCGTTTAACAAATTTAGACACAGGTACCGAAAAAATAAAGCTTGCTTTTTATAAAGATGGACGCTGGCAGGACATTACAGTTGATAGGTCCCAGGTTGCAAACAAGTCAAATATTGTACAGCTTGCTGATAGAGGAATTGAAGTAACATCAGAAAATGCAAAGGACCTGGTAAGTTATATTGCCGATGTAGTTGCCTTGAATATAAAAGATATACCGGTACACAAAAGCATATCCCGGCTGGGATGGGTAAATGACAAATTTGCTCCATATGTAGATGGAATCAAATATGACGGAGACATTGCCTATAAGGATATTTATGAAGCCGTAAGAGAGCGAGGCGATTATGAGGAATGGAAAGCATTGTGCAAATTACTCAGGAAACGCAAGGTAGCTCACATAATGTTAGCCACATCGTTTGCAAGTCCATTGATTGAACTACTGGGAATACTGCCCTTTGTGCTTCACATATGGGGAGGTACCGGAGTAGGAAAGACAGTCGGGTTAATGTTGGCCATGAGCGTATGGGGAGATCCAGAGATGGGGAAATTGGTTCGCAGTCTTAATGCAACACAGGTAAGTTTAGGCCGTACTGCTTCATTCTTATACTCAATCCCATTTGCCGGTGACGAGCTACAGATAATAAAAAACCGGTGGGACAATTTTGACCAGCTCATTATGTTCCTGACTGAAGGAATAGACCGAGGCCGAGGTAAAGCATACGGAGGAATAGAGGACCTGAAACAGTGGAGATGTTGTTTCATGTTCTCCGGTGAAGAACCAATAACAAAAAGCGCTTCAGGTGGCGGCGCAAAGAACAGAGTAATAGAAATTGAATGTACTGAGCCGGTCGTTGAAGATGGAAATTTTGTATCTAACTTCGTAAGAGAAAACTTCGGTTATGCCGGAAGGATATTTATTGAAAATCTACCGGATAAAAAAGATCTTCAGGAACAATACCGGGAGATATTCCGGCAAATAGTTGAACAGTGTGACACCACAGATAAACAAGCAATGGCTATGGCTGCAATTCTATTAGCGGATAAGTTGGCAGCTCAGTATATATTCCAGGATGATCCTCTGCAGATTGATGATGTAAAAGACTACTTGCAAACTAAAGCTGATATTGATGTTGCTGCCAGAGCCTATGAGTGGACAGTTAGCTGGATAATTCGAAACTCAAAACGCTTCACAGATGTGGACAATAACGGAGAGATTTGGGGCAAGCTCAACTTAAATGAAAACTATTGCATGGTTTTAAGAGATGTGCTGGATGAGCAACTAGGAAAAGCAGGGTTTGATTACAGCGCAGTTATCAGGAAATGGGCTGAAAGAGGGCAGATAGAACGGAACTCTCAGGGCAGGTATTATCACCACACAAAAGTATCTGGCATCAAAGGATATTATACAAAAATTATGCTTGAAGGTGCTTATGAATTTGACGACACAGACGAGTTGGGCTTAGATGGCGACGAATTGCCGTTCTAAGTCTAACCAAGTCTAACTAAGTCTAACTAAGTCTAACTTAATTTTTGAAAAATGTTAGACCACCTAAAAACCGCTAAAATCAAGGGCTGTATATATATAATCTAACATAAGTCTAACAATCTAACATAATATTAATATCTCATGTGAGAGTTACTTTTTAGCTCCGGTTAATTATATACGTATAAAAATATACACCTTTGTAACGGAATTTTAGTTAGACTGTTAGACCATCAGTAAAATCAAGGGTTTGAGGGCGATTTTTAGTCTAACAAACAACTAAAAAGTCCAACATAAGGGGGTAAAAATTATGTTCTGGGATGCAAAATTAAGAAAAATGAGAAAAACTTTCTATAAGTATTCCATCAGAATTGAGAAAAGCAAAAAGCAAATAAGACATCTACCTGAAGGCACATTGTATAAAGTAGTAATTTTGAATCCATGTGGCATGATTGACATGATATGTGAACAAATTCAAATAAAACTTTTATACAAGGCGTTTGAAGATTCGATGAAAGACAATCTTCTTGACAAAAACAAATTCAAAAAGCGACTTAAACAATTTGCACCTTCAAAAATTACTGTATATGAACAGGTGATGCATAATGCTTGAACCTAAAGAAATTGAAAAAGCAGTGGCAAAGTTAGATGAACCGCCAGACAGTTATAACTATCTAGAAAAAAATCTGTTTTGGACTTTACAAGCAATACTCCAGAAATACATAACAGGCAGAATTAGCAAAGAACAGGCAAGCAAACTTAAACTGCAAGCAGTTAGAGAATATGAAACAGACAAATTTCACAAGGAAGTTATGGATGCACACATAGAGAGAATCAAAGAAACAGAAATATTAAGAATTGAGCTCAGAAAAAATCCTACATGGGAAACAGCAATGAAACTATTAGAGCTATATAGCGGTGAAACAGGATTTTGGGTAGGTTTGAAACAGAAAGGAGTTGTAGAAGTTGAAACTAATTCTTAGAGACTACCAAAAAGAATGTTTAAATATCATCAACAACTTACGATCCGGAAGCTACCTTGTAAGATTAGCAACCGGATTAGGCAAAACGGTTATATTCACAAATATCAAAAGACATGGCAGGGTTTTAGTTCTGGCACACCGGGAAGAACTCATAAACCAGCCCATCAAGTACTATGATTGTCCGGTCGGCGCAGAAATGGCAAGTCAGACAAGTAATGGTGAACCGGTAGTAATTGCGTCAGTACAAAGTCTTATTCGGAGATTAGATAAATTCAATCCTTGGGATTTCGACATGATAATAACAGATGAAGCACACCATAGTGCAGCTAGGACCTATAAGAAAATATATAACTATTTTGTACCAAGATTGCACTTAGGTTTTACAGCAACTCCGAACAGGGGCGACGGAGTAAGACTTGATGACGTATATGAAGACATAATCTTTGACCGGGACTTAAAATGGGGAATACAGAATGGATACTTATCGGACATCTATTGTTTACGCATCAATATAGGCTATGACCTGTCGAATGTAGCAAGGCGTATGGGTGATTATGCTATTGGCGAACTTGAAGCCGCAATGAATATTGAATCTCAAAATAAAGCTATAGCTGAAGCTTATTACAAATATGCAAAAGGCCAGACTCTCATATTCGCAACATCGGTGAAGCACGCTCAGGATATAGCCAAAGAAATAGATGGAGCCGTAGCTGTTACCAGTGATACAAAGAATCGTGCTGAAATTATCGAACGTTTCACCCGGAGAGAAATACCAGTCCTTGTTAACTGTATGGTGTTTACCGAGGGTACAGATATCCCATTAGTGGAAACAGTAATTATTGCACGGCCTACACAGAATAGCAGCTTGTATACTCAAATGGTTGGTCGCGGTCTTAGACTTCATCCTGACAAAGAAAAACTGATATTGATTGACTGTGTTGGAGTTACCGGCAAATGCGATATATGCACTGCTCCAACTCTTATAGGTATTGATCTGGAACAGGTTCCGGCAAGCAAAAAAGATGAAATTCAGGGTGACTTGTTTGATTTACCTGATATAGTTGCCAGAGCATGTGATACTCCTGAAAGCTGGATTCGTAATACTGAAATTGTGAACCTGTGGGCGAAAGAGCAGAAATATAACACTCATAACATTAATTTCTTTAAGATGCCTAACGGTGATTTAGTTGTAAGTCTTCCGGAAAAACGAATACTAAGAATCCCGGCACAGGATGAATTAGGAATGACAATTTACAATGGGCAAAAAATGAATATGCAAAAAGCAATTGATACGGTATACATGGAACTCCACAAGAACTATAGAGACTGTCAGGCTATCTGGGATTTAAACGCAGTAAGACACTGGGGAGACAAACCGGCCAGTGAAAAACAGATTAGATTGCTCAAATGGAAACGGATTAAGGTAGACTACAGTAAGCTTACTTGCGGGCAGGCTTCAATGATACTAAACCGGGTGATGAATGGATGAAGAATGATCTTGAGTATCAGATAAATAAACTTTGCGATTATATTAACAGCATTGGATATCATGCGCACAAGAATCACCCAGAGAGATTAAACAGCGGAAAGTATATCAAAGGCGAGCCGTACGATTATGAAATATTCCTGCCAGATTACAAGGCCTGTTTTGATGCAAAACAGGTGACTGGTGATAGGTGGAGTTTTGAAGAGAAAGATATAAAGCAGGCTGAACATCTGAAGCATTGCAAGAATTCCGGCATGGATGCATTCTTTTTAGTTTTCTTTGTGAAAAGTAAAAAAATGATTAAGTTTGATGTTGATGTTTTTATAAAAGCGCTGCAGGAAGGAAGGAAAAGTCTGAAAGCAATCGAAGGCGAAAATTGGAATATTGAGGATATTTTGCAGAAGGGCGGGGAAAGTGATGTTTGACAAGTCAATGAAAGATTGGAATATAGACCCTGACGGGAGATATGCAGAGGATAGGAAAGCAGGGCCAGTTATTGAATATAAACTGTCGCCTGAAGACCTCAAAAAATAGGGCTTGAGGAATTAGGTGTGGTATCGGCATAAAACAGTGAAATGATTAAAAATTAATGAAAATTGTGGTTTTAATAGAAAGTGAGGATTTTTATGAATAAAGGACTGGATTCATTAATAGAAGCGACAGCAAAGGGTTTAAGAGAAAAAAATGATTTTGCAAGTAGATGGTGTGAATTTTTTACGGAAGATTGCATTGATAAACTCAAAGCCTATGCAGAAACAGGGATTGATTGCGGTTATATCTGTGAATATTGTGATAAGTTTAAATGGGTAATTGACCGTGCTAAACACTATCAAGAAAAATTAAATATCCCTTGGACTGACATTCTAAAATCGTGGGAAAACGACAGAAACTACTGGTATTTAAATTATTACCAGGATGCTAATCAGCCCAAAATTCAATCAGATAAGGTAAGAGTATTTGAATCTGTAGATGAAATGATTAAGTCTATCGGGGAAAAGAAATTTCGTTGTCCTGCCTGTGGCGGTATATCTACAAATCCATATGAGTGTAATAGTGGGATAGAAGTAAAAGGTAAGAAATGCAACTGGAAAGTGTACGGATTTTTCGGGGACTTAGGTAAAGGAGTATATGTTTATTGCAAAGACAAACTTCGAGGAGAAACAATTTTTATGCCTGTGTCGTGGGAGTGAGGTGAGAGTATGAAACGATATTTCGAAATTGTTGGACAAAGGCAAGTAGTTGAACTGAATATTTTAGATGGTAGCCAGGCAGCAACAGCCCCAGTAGAAGCATTCAGTAAAACATTTAAATGTGCTATGCGAGAACTTGATAAGGCTGAATATGACAGACTTGCCAAGGAATATACCACAACTAAATCCACATGCAAAGTGATGAAAGGAGTGCCAAAATGAATAAAAAACCACAGGTAAATCCACATACCCTAAAAATCCATCTGCATATTTAGCAATCTGCCAGAACTACGAAACGAGGATATTCATTAGCGTTAGCGGTAGTTACTTACAAATATTCGATGAAGATTATCCCGGTTTCTGTGACAATCATAA